ATACTCTTTTCGAGGCCTTGGAAGAGGCGAAAGGCACTGCCGTTGCCGTTGTCATCCATCATGGATGAATCCCACGTGCCCAGCACCTTCGAAGGACGCCTGCGAAGCTCGATCAAGTGCGTGTAATTGGGGTCGATGGCCGCGAACATTTCAACGATCAGCGGAAGGTTTGAAATGACCTTGCGCCCCTGCTGCAACATGGGCAGCACGTGATAGACGACAGCCTCATAGCTCTTTCCTGAGCCGGGAATCCCTTCAAGTCCGTTGATCATGATCCAAGCCGTACGAAGGGGATGAGCTGCAAAACCAGCCGGATGCCGATGGCGGCAACGATGATGGATGCGGCCGTGCCAATACCGAGAAGGCCGAGGATGTTTAGCAGTTCTCCGGGCAGGGAACCCCAAGCACCGACCTGCCCCGCAATGCCACTCATGTCGATAGCGCTTACCGCAGAAACAACGATCTCCATGACCTGATCGAAGGGCCAGCATGCTGCGTCGCGGATGAAGTCCCAGCCCGCATCAAAGACGGCTTTGAAGAGGTTGCCAATCCAAGTCAGTACAGCACTGATCTTGGCGATGATGAGATTGAAAAACTTTGCCAGCATGTCAGCCGCCAAAGATGAGGGCGCGCGCAAGAATGAGCGCTGACACGATGATGATGGCCTTGGCTACATCCCATATCCAGCAGGCGGGGGCAACGTCATACTCGCCATAGTTCCAGGTGCCGAAGTTCAAAGGAAGCATCCAAGACGGGCAAGTACCGACGGTGAGCGCAGTAGGCATGAGCTGATCAGCGAGAGTGAAGGCGCTGGACTGCTTTAGCTGCTGACTTTTTTGGTTCCAGATGCCGACGAGGCCTTCGGGATATTTGCGTTCGTACAGCTTAGGGATAGGGGGCAGCGGCGTATCGGCAATGTCACCCTTTTCGCAAGCAACGATGTCTGGGTTTTTCTCGCACAGGTCCGGCTGCTGCTGCTGATTGGGCTTTGTGCTGGGGTCAGGGTTTGTAGGGTTTGGGACTGTCTCCGGGTCCTTCTGCCCCTGCGGACCGGGCAGATAGCGGTAGCCGTCGCGCACGTCCAAACGCCATGGATGCTCAGTAGTGGGACTGTGCTGATAGTCGCGGTAGGACTGGCGATAGGGCTGATTGGTGGGCGACGGTGCCGCGTTCGGGTCGTAGTCCGGGTTCGGCTGAGGGTCCCCGGTAGGAACGCGTATAGGCTGACTCGTAGGGCTGGAGCCGGGCGAAGGGTTAAACCACGGCGAAGGGGCCTCAACAGGCAGCGGAGTCGGGTAAGGCAGCTCAGGGGGCACGCCGTCAGGCATTGGAGCGGGCAGCTTGTCTTTGAACTGCTCCTCTGTCACTGGCACTGCTGGAGGGGTCTGCACACATCCACCGGAGGTGATGTACCAGCCAGACGGACACGAACTGGCGCGAGTCTGAGGTTCCATGTCCGCATAGGACCAGTTTTGCGGATCATGCTTTGACGTGATCTTGACCTTGCACCCAGTCGCCGTACAAGTCCCCATCGCGTAAGACCAATTCTGGTCGGTCGAATTAGCCCAAGATAGCCACGATCCGAACGCCGCTTGAATCGTGCTGTGCCAAACATCAGGCTGACGCATATCCAAATACTCGCGGCCCGTAGATACAGGAGTTTCGCCCGCATCAGTGGACTTCCACTGCTGAGCCGCCTCATCCCAAATCATCTTGCCAGCACCCAACCAGCTTGCGATAGCCAACCCGGTACGCACATAAGGGTTACGAAAAATCACAGCGGCAGCAGCACCGCGAGCAGCAGAGCCGAGCTTTGCAGCAGTGCCAACGCGAGCACCGCCAGAGCCGGGCAAATCCATGGTTTTGGTTTGCCTCGAAATCAGATCCCAAAAAACGTCATTGGGCTGCGGCGTGTAGACGGTGGCGCCGCTGGGAGAGCGGCCATAGCCTGCAGGAGCCTTGGGGTAAACGTAGGCCGCAGAGGCCGCACTACACCCGAGGGCAGCGACAGTGATTGCAAGGAGCTTTTTGATCATCAGTTAGCCCTCATTCCAAGCACAAAGCAGACGGCGCCCATGCCGCCCAAGATGGCCATAAGCCCCCAGAACAGGACGACATGAGCGCCGATCAGCATGGGACCGCCTTAGACCTTGCTGATGACGCGCTTGGCGACAGTCGGGCCCTTGAGCGCCAGGGCAATACCAACGATGACCAGACCGGCAGCAATGACGGCGGCGGTCACACCATCGAGGCCAATGGCTTCGAGCATCTGCACGATGGGATTGGTTGCGGTCTGGGCCATGGCAGAAGTGCCGATCGCTGCGGCGCCAACGGCCACCAGTGCGCGGGAGCCGTACTTCTTGATTTGCTTGAACGTTTGCATTTGCGTTTCCTTTGAGTTGGTGAAGTGATGCCGGGAATCGACACCGCGAAGGCTTTGCAGCCTTGACGCTGGCGACTCGTTAGAGCTTCTTGATAAGGCCGATGGCAAGGGAGACTCCCCAGCCGAGCAAGAAGGAACCGAGCACGAAAGCGAAGCCCCACGAAACGACATAGAGCACCGTGGGGGCGTCAATGCCGAGCTGGGCGAGGTCCATCAGATCGGACATGGACACCCACGCGGTGGAGGCTTCAGGGCAAGGGTTGACCTCGGAGTAGCAGACGAGGAAGCGCATCACGCAAACCAATCATCTGTAGGGGAGGATTCGCCGCATTCAGGACAGCCGCAGGCGTTGTCATCGCCCTCGACTTCTTGAACATCGTCGTAGCCGATCAGCGCCCCGCAGTTCGGGCACTCAAGTCTGATTCCATCCATGGGTTGGCTCCTGTTTTTTGTAGAGGTCGTCCAAGTCGATGACCTGGGGGCGGTGGAATGGCTCTGTGTGGTCTTCGATGAGCTGGACGCAGGTTTCGAGGTCTTCGACGATGGCGGCTTCGCAGAGCAACATGACCCACTCCGGTTGCCCGTCCTCCAAAGACGGCGCCAGGAATGCGCCTGTTGTGCGGGACTGGATCACGTTGCGCATGGCTTGCCTTTGGGCCTTAAGCGGCCTTGGCCTGGGCGGCGGGTTTGATCGCCAGCAGCGTGAGCTTGGTGCTGTTGTCGGCACCGGCCACGATGTCGAATTCGCAATCGCACAGCACACCGCCGATGGGCCACGAGTTCTTGAGGTGTTCCCACTTCTTGAACTCGGTGGAGTCGCCCAGCTTGAATGGGCGAGTGACTACGCCGATGGATTCACCGCTGCTGCTTTGGGCGATGTCCACCGAGAGGTGGAACGTGGTGGAGTCGAAGGCGCGGCCCTCGTAGTCGCCCTTGGATTGCTTGAGGCCGTGCAACACGGCTTTGCTGGTCATCTTCATTTTTTGGGTTTCCTTGTGTGGCCTGGGTTAGTGGGCGAACGCGGCGTGGCCAGCACCGGAGCCCGAGATTTTTTTAAACATCTGCTGATAGATGCGCTCGACTTCGGAGCGCTTGAACTTGGCAAGACGGCCCGGCATCTCCGCGCAGTTCTCGATGAATTGCATGAGGGTTTCGCGGTCCATGTAGAGGAAGGCGAGCGCGGCTGATTTGCCAGCGGTGGAGAAGAACCAACGGGCGTTGCGCGTGCACTCGGCCATGAGGGTTTCGAGCGGGAGGCGCGGCTCTGTTTTGACGGGCTCAGGCGTTGCTATGGCACCGTGTTCGGCCAGCATCAAGGCATGCCAATCGCTGGCACCTGCGAAGAAGTCAGCGGGCCTGCGGAGAATGTCCGTGGGCAGAAGGCGTTTTTGGTTTCCATAGCGCAACTCGATGCGTTGCCAGCCGGTGGCGTCCTGTTTGCCGTAGAGCTGGACGCCCTTGTCATACACGTTGGTTTGCTTGCCTGCGGCTTTGCTGCCGAAGTAGAAGGAGCGACCCACACCACCAGCACGCCATGCGCCCACACAGTTGTGTTCGGGCCGGTGGCCGTAGTGGTCCATGGCTCCGGCGTCGTAGTCGCTGGCAACGCGGTCCATGCCGCCGCTGATGCCGTCGAAGAAGTCCAAGGCCAGATCGCAGCGCGTGACCAGGGCGCGGTGTTCGTCCATGTAGTCGGCCATGCGTGGTGCCCAGCCTGGGGCAGCAAACGTGCAGGCGACGCCGTACAGGTTGCAATGGATGGTCTTTGACTGTGCGCGTTGACGTGGGCTTTCGCCAGAGGCGAGGAAGCCGACCCAGCCGCATTCATTGCCAGCGCGCAGGATGCTCCAGCGGTGGCGGTAGAAGTCATGGCCCTTCTTCAATTCGGGGTCTACAGTGAAGCCTTCACCGAGGATTGCGCAGACGTTGTTGGCAAGCTCAAGCGCTTGCGTGCTGGCCGCAAAATCAGGGTCTGGAATGTCGCGCAGCAGGTGGCAGAGCTTGGAGCGACGGCGGTCGTCTTCGCTCAGTTGATGCTCTGACCGGAGGTCAAATTCCGATGCCTGGGCAGGCGGGAAAAGGTGCTCGACGGTGGGGATGGGAGCGAACCGCAGATTGACTGTGAAGCGGAGCCAATCGACATGGACGGGGGAGCCGGTTTGGACGCGCTCCGCTTGCAAACGGAGCTTGACCTCATTGCCCTCTAGAACGAGCGATGTGGGGTGGGTCATGCGGCTGACTCTGGAAAGTTGTCCCCGTGATTACCATCGGGGACCGAAGCTGTCCGAGGTGCTACGCACCCCCCAAAATTGATAGCAAAAGAGTGCGCTACGCGCGCGGCATCCCCCCCGCTAGCGCGGGGCCCCTCCGCGCGCTTCGCTTCCATAGCACCGACGCTGCGGGCGTGAGCTTCCAGCGGGCGATGCGGGAAGGCGTCAAGGAACGCGGCGATATGCAGCCATGCGCCGCGATTGCTCTGGGCCTGTGTGGCGGTTTTCACCATGGCAACCCCAGTGCGCGTTCGATTTTGCGAAGCGTCGTGCGAGATACCTGGGAGGAGCAGGCTTCGCAACGTTCATAGGTGCGAAGGCCAACACCTGCGAGCTTTGCGGCCTGAGGCTTCGTCAAACCCTTAGAAAGCCGGAGGCGCTTAACCGTCGATGTACCTTCGGTTTGGTAGGGTCCCCGCTGACCGGCCTGCATGGCGGTATTCGAGAACATGTGCAACATCCCGACGCCAGATTGCATGAGTACCTTGCGACGGGTGCCCGCCCCCAGCGCAGACGCTGCAGGAGCCGCCACAGCGCTTGCAACGCCTTTGATGGCTGGGGGGGGACAAACTGGGGGTGTGGCGGTCATGGCGGCTCCGATTTTTGCAACCACATTGATTGCAAACGGGAGAATAGACTCGCCATCATCATGATTGCAATACTGCAATCACATTGATTGCAAAATTACAACATTCGAAACATGAAAACCTTGATATTTCTGGCCGTCTTGGTGGTCATTGCAGCAATCGTGATAGCTGCGCTGAAGAAAAAAAACACAGCCGAACCAACCGACGCCGAAGAGCGCGAACCTCCAAAAAGGAAGCGACTTCTAACTCAGCGCGAAGAAGCCATGTACAACCGGCTCACGACTTCATTACCAGAATCAAAAATCCTGGCGCAGGTTTCATTCGGAGCTTTGCTATCTGCCAGATCAAGAGCTACACGAAACAGCTTTGACAGAAAAATTGCAGACTTCGTTGTGTGCGACAAGTCACTACAAGTTCAAGCGGTTATTGAACTGGACGACGATTCACACAAGAACAGGACAGAAGAAGACGCGGCGAGAGACGCACTGCTGAAGAACGCTGGATACCGCGTCATCAGGTACACCAACGTCCCCGACATTGACCAACTGCAACGCGACTTCCCACTGGAAAAAAGCCCCCCCAAAGGAACCAAAAATGCTGTCAACAATGACCCTATTGGAACAAGCCCTATCGATGCAACCAGCGCAGTACTGGCACGAAAAGCTGAACCTGAACAGGAACGCACTTCATAACGCAAGACAAAGGGGGCATATCAGCCCGGCAATAGCAGGAGCACTCGCAGACGAGCTGGGCGAGGATGTTAAGACGTGGATAGTGGTTGCAGCGCTGGAGTCAGAGAGAGAAAGCGCATGCAAGACGCGGATGATGAAGCGCGTCGCGAAACTCACATCTGTTTAATGATGTAATTTCGCGATGACGTCCAATTTCCGCCATGTCGCACTCATAGGCAAGTACCAAGCTTCATCTGCGGGCTCCACAGGGGACAGCTCTCGCCAGGCTTTGGAAGACATCGCCCACTTTCTTGAACGCCAGGGCTGTGAAGTGGCGCTGGAAGCGGAGACCGCCAGCAATGCGGGGCTGACGCATGACTACCCATCGCTGAATGTAGACGAGATCGGTGCCCGGTGCGACTTGGGCTTGGTAGTGGGCGGGGACGGCACGATGCTGGGCATCGGCCGCAGGCTCGCACGGT